TGCAAGACCGAGACGAAGGAGCTTTGCTCCTGAGTCCTAACTTATATATACGGCTATGCTGTATATGGAGTACTCCTTAACCCGACGACACTTTATATTACTTTATTGCAAATAAAAATCAAGTGATAAAATGCAAAAAAGGCGTAAATATATGATATGAAAAAGAGCCGGTTTTTAGATTTACTCGAACAAACCCTTAAGGAAGTAGATAACGTAGGAGGCGGTGCTTCTGCTGACGCCCAGACGGGTTCTACTCCTAATCCTAACGCAGTAGGGGATGCAGTTGCTAACGCCGGTAGAGACGTTAAAGATGCAAATAGAAAATACAACGATGCGTTGAGAGCAGCTCTAATGCAGCACCCTGAATTTGCTACTGCTTCTAAAGACCCAGCCAAATTACAAGGCCTTATACAGAACGTATTAACACCTACAACTACATGAAAAAATTCGATAGTATAGCTGAAAATATTTTTCGCAGTTTATTAGAAGCTCCTCAAATACCTGGTATGCCAGGAGGAGACGCTCCAGCAGCACCGGCAGCCCCGGTGGGCCTGCCGCAAGACGGTGGACCGGTTAATATGGTTAACCCTAAAGCTGATGCTGAGGTAAACAGATCTCCAGCCGAGCTTAAAAACTGGGAAACCGAACTTTTGACATGGGCCAAGAATGCTATTCTAACCGTACAGCAGGATCCGAGCAAATTAACTGCTGACGCTATACAGGCCTTAACTCTGCCCACCACTATTGAGAATAAAGATTCTCAGTTAGAAATAATTAAAGGTCTTGGCGAAAATTTATAAATAGCGCTGAGCGAACTGATTATTACGGTCAATAAGTTCTCTGCCTTTAGAGAATCTTTTATATTCAGCTTTCATTTGCTTAGGCAAATTGAGTACTACTCCCTGCAAGAAATTAGGAAATTTTGTTAGTACTCCGTTAAAAGCAAAATCAACAAGCATTTCTTTTCTCTTATTATCAAGTCGTTCCCAAGAATTAGGCCCGTATACTTTATTAACTATTTGACGAGCACGATCAGCAGCCACTGCAAGATCTTTTTTCAGCAGCTCTAAAGCTTGTTCTTGGGTTATACCACCGCTAAAATTTTCTCCTGGCTGTATTTTATGTCCGTACGCAATTGTATCTGACCCTCCCTCAAAACTTTTATGAGGATACCATTTACCATTTTTAAACCCCGCTTTTACACTGTTTTCTACTCTTGCAATATATCCAATAAAATCATTAGTGGGTTGAAACTGACTATAGTAATAATTACTATAGGAAACCATAGCTGGTTTCGGCGGCGGTATATTAACTGTTATAGGCACTTCCGTAAGCCTGGGTTTAGATTGCCTCTTTATCATATTTAATACTTATAAGATGTAAATATTTATGTGGTAATTAAATACAAAAATAAAATATACGATAGCAACGATTTACCTATATTTTTGTATTTTAAGAAAAATAGTAGTAAAAGAGATTTTATAAATACCCTTTCCAATTATAGTGAATTTAAGTCTTTTATACGTTTTACAAGTATAGATGTGGCTATTGCAGGTAATACAGTTATAAAAGATAAAAGATCTTCATTATACATTAAGTTTGAGACAAAGATGGAAAAACAGTCCTTACAAAGGCATATTTTTAATGAGAGCGAGGATAGTAACGCTATTATTTCTTCTCCTGGAGATATCGGACCTACGGTGCTCGGAGAGTGGATCGAAAGACATATTGATCACTTGATTTAATTGTAATAGCTCATACCATAACGTATGGGCAAATTTTATTCTACTAAAGTAATTCCGTTAGGTTCATGCGCTTTCCGTCAACCGTATGCGGAAAGCCATTGCAAATTCGTACACGGCTACAGATTGCAGGCTAAGTTCTGGTTTACAAGTAACGAACTTGATAAAAACAACTGGGTTGTTGATTTCGGCGGCTTAAAAGAGTTAAAGAGACAGCTCGAATTTTATTTTGATCATAAGACAGTGGTTTGGTCTAAGGATCCTGATATTCAAACTTTTAGGGAATTAGAAAAGAAAGGAATTATTGAACTTATTGAGCTTGAGAAAGGGGTCGGTATTGAACGCTTTGCTGAACTATGTTGTAATCTTGCTGATGAGCACGTCAAGTCAATAACTGAAGGGCGTTGCTGGTGTGAGAAGGTAGAAGTGTGGGAGCACGAACAAAACAGTGCAATTTATCAAAAATATACTAATAATATGTCATGAGCGCAGATAAAACTTTATTTCTTTCAGACGATTTTGTCTTTTATACACTCGAAGGAGAAGGTCGCTTTATTGGCTGGCCTTCAGTCTTTATGAGATTGTCTATGTGCAATCTTACCTGCATTGGCTTTAAGAGTGAAGACGCTCCCTTTGGCTGTGATAGCTATGTAAGCTGGTCTAAAAAAAATAAAATGACCTTTGAGCAAATTGCTTTGTTGTTTGAAAAGAACGACTACCACGAAAAGCTTAAGCAAGGTGCTATTCTTAAGTTAACTGGTGGGGAGCCTTTTATTCAGCAAAAGAACCTTATTGAGTTTGTTAAATTTATTATAGACCGCTGGGGGTTTAATAAGTCTGACGGAATACTCGATACCTGGTTTGAAATTGATACTCACAATCCCATACTGAAGGTTGATTTTGAAACCAACGGTACCATCATGCCTGATGACGAATGGTTCAATTTAGGCTGCTTAGTTTCGTTTACAACTTCTCCTAAGCTATCTTCTAACGGGGACCCGGATGAAAAGCGATTTAAGCCTGATGTACTGCGGTTTTTAGTACAGCATAACGCTTGCTTTAAGTTTGTTGCTAAGCAAGAATCGGACCTAAATGAAGTACTCGAGAAGTACATCAATAACCCTGACGTTGCGTTGCCGAGTGAATATGTATGGATTATGCCTATGTGCGGCTCGCGCAAAGAGCTTCTCGAAGTCGGGCCTGTTGTAGCTGAAATTTGTAAGAAGTACAGCTTCAAGTTCAGTAACCGCATGCATCTTCAAATTTGGGATAAAGCACTAAAAGTCTAATATGAATACACCTGACCCAAAATGGCATTTTAGAATTAGTCTAGTTAAAAGGGTCTTCGTATAGGAGCCGGTCTATCTCTTATTGGGGGTAATATAGGACCGGCAGGTATACTGCTTATTGTAGCTGAAGCGCTTGGTGTGTTGGAAGAAATTGTATGAGCTCGAAAATTACTCTTATATACGAAAACGAATATACAAAAGAATTTGCTGGTCATTGCGGTACTCCGCGTAAAATGACTGTGGAGATACCTGGGGATATTACTTTGCCCGAACTTCTTGAACAGCTTCATTATTTTGTAAAAGGTATCGGTTATTTTCCGCCTGAAAACGCGCATCTAGACTATGTTGATAACGACACTGAGGAGCCTAAGTCAATCGAATGAGCGTTAAACTTAACAAAATCGGTATTATCGGTACTCAATGCATCGGCAAGAGTACTCTTATTGAAGATATGATGCTTCAATGGCCTCAGCTTTCTCGCCCTGAGATAACTTATAGAGATCTTATTAAAGAAAAAAATTTACCTATTAACAAAAATGGTACAAAAGAATCTCAAGGGCTTATTTTAGATTTTTTAGTAGAGGAAGCTAAGAAAAATTACGGTAAGAAGAAAATGATATTTGACCGCACGCCTCTAGATAACCTAGCCTATTCTTTTTGGTTGTTTGAAAAAGGCTTATCAGATATTGATCAAGATTTTCTTGATAAGAGTATTATTAAATCAAGAAATGCTATGTCTGAATATTCTATTTTGTTTTATTTACCTTTAATAGAGCAAAACAATGTTCCGCTTATACAGAAAGAGCATAGAGATATTGACCCCCTTTATCGGGCTGAAATCGATGTACTCTTTGATACTTTTTATAGAGCTTGGGAGTCTCGTAATACAGAGCTTTTTAATAATATCGATACACCGCCTATTATACCTATTTTCGGAAATCCGTTACAACGCATACAGATGATACAGCTTTACATTAACGATAAATGTGAGTTTTACGGGGAAACAGATTCATTGATTACAGAAGATGTAATCCAGAAAGCTATTCTCGCAAAAGGTCTAGGGCTAGACGAAAAACCAGCCCCAAAAAACTTGCCTAAAAAGAGATAAGTATTACATTATCTCCTATGAAGTTCGACGAAGCTATTAATTATATTGCCGAAAACCTTACACCGGTTGCTAGTGAAATGGCTAAACCAAAGAACCCGTTTATCGTACAGCGGGCTGCTGAGCTTGAAAAGCAAGGCCTTTCGCCTGCTACTGCTTATGCATATGCCCGTAAGGAATTTTTAAAGCAAAAAGGAGACGGCGCTGCACCTGCTGCTACTGCAGAACCAGCAACAGCCTCAGTCACTGCAGAGCCTGCGCAGGCGCAGGCCTCTACTTTTAAAGAACTTCCAGATACTCTGGCTACTAAATCTAAAATTGCCGAAATCCTTACAGCTGATCCGCAAGTTTCAGATGAAGATGTAATTGCTCGTATCATGGCTGACGCTGAAGCTGGTGAGATACTCAATACAGATGCCGATGTTATCAAGCAAGAGTTATCTGTTCTTAGATCTACCCCAGGTGGAGAAGAAATAGCAGAGCCTTCTGCAGCAGAACTTAAAAAGTCTGAACTTGCTGCAAAGTATGATAGAATGCGTCAAGCTCTTTATCGCGCAAGAGGCTTGAAAGCTAAGCCGGGTCGTAAGAGCTCGACTAAAGATGAACCGGAGCCAGGAGAAGAAGACGATTATGGCTCAGGCGGGCGTAGCATAAACATGCGAGATGAGCCGGTCGATCCTAATGAGTTGTAAGATACTTCTCAGTTAACACTACAAACTTCATTCCTTTTTTAGCCGCGTACTCAGACGCGGCTTTCCATTTGCATTGATTCTTGTGCCACATTAAACTTTCATACATTACCGTAGAATTTTTTTTGTTTCCCTTTGGGGCTGGTGGCTGTGTTTGAGCATGAGGCTTTAATTCAATTAAATATTTCTGTATATTGCCGTTTATATCTTTAATAGCCGCTATTAAATCTACGTAATATTTGTGTACTTTTTTATCAATTTCATTATAATAGGGCACGACAATCCCTTCACTAACCCATGCAGTTACGTTAGGATTGTTATCAAAAAAAAGAAAAAAATCTCGTTCTAATGAAGAACGGTAAACAGGGTTAGTTGAACCCATATATTTGCTTTTATTAATGGGCGTATAAATTCCTTGAAAATACTTGTTATTTTTAGGGTACCCCATATACTTTACTTAGTCATGATCATTCCGCAAAACTTTATTGTGCAGACGTTTTTTCGATATGTGAAGAGACCTGTACATAAGAAAAGTACGAATACGTATAACGGAGAATGTCCTTATTGCCACGAAGGAAAGAGTACGGGTAAAAAGCGTAGATTCTATTATATTACCTCGGAAGATCATTTATTTTGTCATAATTGCGGAGAGTCTAGAAACGGATTAGACTTTATAAAAGACATGACTCAGCTTTCATTCGCTGAGATTTTATCTCAAGCTAACGTTCATGCTGATACGGTTGAAGATGTAATTAAGAAGTCAAATTTTTATAGAAAAATTAATCCTAACCCCTTGCCGTACGACAGTATAAACCTGTTTGACAGTAATCAAATACAATTTTATAAAGAAAATAAAATCGTTAAAGACGCTTTAGAGTTTATTAAAAATAGACGTATTGATACTGCTATTAATAAACCTAAAAGTCTATGGATCAGCTTAACTGATGTTGTGCATAAAAATAGAGTTGTGTTTCCGTTTTATAGCCCCGACACTAATGGTAAAGTAGTATTTTATCAATCGAGAGCATTGTACAAGCAAGATGAAGAAGTAGCAAAATACCTTTCTAAAACAAATAGCGATAAGGGAGTATTTAACATTGATAGAGTAGACCCTAGTATTGAGTTTATATTCTTGCAAGAAGGGCCGATCGATGCTATGTTTTTGCGCAATAGCGTAGCCTTAGCCGGTATACGTCCAACTGATGAGCAGCTACAGTTGTTACAGAAAACATGGCCACTGCACGACTTAGTTTATGTACTAGACAATCAGTGGGTAGATCCCACCTCGTATAAATTTACCAAGCAGCTTATTGATGAAGGTAAATCTGTATTTTTATGGCCTAAAGAACTAAACAAATACAAAGATCTTAACGATCTTTGTGTAACTCAAAAAATTGACGAAATACCTTATAATTTTATCATAAAAAATACCTTTAAAGGTATGAAAGGGGCTATACAATTCTCACTAATTAAATGCAAACAAAATTAATCGCTATTACAAAGCCGCTCAACACGCTTGATGTTCCTTTGACACCAGAGGAATTCATTGTCTATATTGCGCGGGTCAGTAACCCTGCCAATCAAAACAACGTAGAAACTGGTTGGAAGCTTATTCGTTATCTTATCAAGCACAAACACTGGTCCCCCTTTGAGCATGTTTCATGTACATTTGAGATTAAAACTTCTCGAGCTATAGCTGCTCAAATTCTTAGACATCGGTCGTTTACATTTCAGGAGTTTAGTCAGCGGTATGCTCAGGCTACAGATTTAGAACCTATAGAATGGCGTAAACAAGGAAAAACTAATAGGCAGGTCGGAGATGAACCGGTAACTCTGCCTAGACATTTGCAGTTTGCAGTAGAAGAATCTCAGCGCAATACCAAAGCGCTATATGACCAGCTGATTTCAGAGGGCATAGCCAAGGAGTCTGCGCGTATGATTTTACCGCTCAGCACACAGACTACCATTTATATGTCGGGTACATTGCGGAGCTGGATTCACTATCTTGATCTGCGATGTGCAGAAGGTACCCAAAAAGAGCACAGAAGTATAGCTCTAGACATTAAAAAAGGTCTCGAAGAAGTGTTTCCCGAGACCTTTAAGGCTTTGACTGAATTACAGAATTAAATACCGGCTGAAGAACCACTGCGGCTAATCTTACTAGTGGCGTCGTGAATCTTTTTGCCGGAACTCGTCACTACAGTTTTAAACAACTCAGCTAGGCCGCGAAGGTTTTCAGCTAATTTGGTAATACGTTTTTCTTCTCTACGTACTATGCCCTTAAACGGTATTGAATTACGCATTTCGAGAGAATTAATTTGAGCATTCAGGCTATTTTCATCCATACCGTTAATGAATGTAGCCATATTTTCAAGTCTTTCAATCCATTCTCTTGCTTTTTGTACCCCTTCAGTGTCTAGTCTGATCGCTGGGTTTTTTGCACCGTCGAAAGCCTTAGGATCTGTCTCTGGGTCAAGACTTTTTCTGAATGCTTCTTCATCCCCGGCTGCGTCGTCAATGTTCGGCGAGCCGATTGGGAGATCGGCATCTGACTTTGGTCTAACCGGTGATCTCGGAGCTTCAACAAAGTTTTCTTTTTGTAATGCATGTTTTTTTCCTTTCACTGGTTTGGTTGCTTTGCCACTTTTGTGTGCTCGTAAAGTCTTAAAATCCGCAGCATCAATTTTATGAGGATTACCTGCAACTTTAGCTATCTTTTTTTGCTTCGGAGAGAGATCTTTTTTTAGAGACTCATTAAAGACTTCTTCAAACATGTTCATAATATACAATATTTACTGTTTTACATTGAATTTCTATTATTATTCACTATCATAATTATATGTCTAAAGCATTAGTCATTCTTTCTGGCGGTATGGATAGCTCTGTGTTGCTGCATCACGTTGCACTAGAGCTTGACTATAAGGAGGTTTATGCTGTTACCTTTAACTACGGACAGCGGATTAGTAGAGAAATTTCTTGCGCGGCTTTTCAAGCTGCTGATTGCAACGTAAAGGAGCATAAGATTATTGACATGGATTTCTTTAGAGATATCTCAAAGATGTCAGCTCTTACTAATACCGATCTTAAAATTCCAAAAGCTCGAGAAGATATTGGTAATGCTCAGCCTTTGAGCTATGTTCCATTTAGAAACCTGTTACTTCTGACTACTGCAGCTGGTTGGGCTGAGAGTATTGGTGCGGAGCATCTGTTTTACGGGGCGGTACAAACCGACGATTTCAGTGGGTATTGGGATTGTACTTCTTTATTTCTTGATAAGGTTAATGACGTTTATAACTTGAATCGTAAAAACAGTATTCAAGTTAAGGCGCCGTTTATGAAGTATACAAAAGAAGAGGTAATTAAGAAGGGTATTGAACTTCAAGTCGACTTTCGATTAACTCATACATGCTACGAAGGTACTGACCCTGCTTGCGGGGAATGTGTATCTTGCGCAGCGCGTATTAAAGGCTTTATTGATAACAAAGCTATTGATCCTATTGCCTACAAGAAAGATATTCCGTGGTCTAAGTATGACTGTAAAGAGCTAACCTACTTATAATATGTGTGGTATTGCTGGATCTAACAATAAAGAACAAGCGTTTAAGCTTTATAAAAGTAATCTCGATAGAGGCTTTTATAGTTCTGGTTCTATTGTACTCGATAACGCAGGTAGGTGGGCTTGTGAAAAGACCTTAGGTCAATTTACCGAACCTTCTGAACCTGCGTATATATCAACTGTTCATACAGAAGGGGTTTACTATTTATACCATTCTCGTGGTCCGACCACCGAGACGAAAGAATTTTTATGTTCGAATAATCACCCCTTCTTTTTCGGGGAATGGACCGTTGCGCATAACGGTATTATTAGTAATTTTGCTAAACTTTGCAAAGAGCATTTTCCAGGTCTAGACCCTCACATACATACTGACAGCTGTATTATACCACGAGTACTTAATCTGTTTGGCTTGCAAGGCTTAAGTAAGTTAGAAGGCACAATAGCTATTTGGGCATATAATATGCGCACAAAAAATACATATATCGCACGTAATTCTTGTACTCTATATGCTAATATTGAAACAGGAGACTTCTGTTCAACTATGTTTGACAATAGTATATTGCTTGATGAAGGAGCAATATACAAAATAATAGATAATAATCGTATAGTGAAAGAAACTACGTTTGCAACCAAATCTCCATACTTTATACTCTAAGTATTTGTATGGCCAACGAAGCAATTGATTATATTAATCGAGATATAGTTAACGTAAAAGAAGATATACGTACTCTTAGCAAGTTAGTACGGGATGGTAACGGCCAACCTAGTTTAATGCAGCAAGTAACTATGCTACAAAGCGATATGGGTCGTATTGAAGTTGAACTAAAAGAGCAAATTATAAACCTACAAACAACAGTAGAGAGTTTTCGCGCAAAAGAAAAAGAAAGAAATACTTTAGCTTGGCAGTTTAAAACCGCAATTGCAGTAGCAATTATATCAAGTTTTACTGCAATATATCTTCATTACGCAAGAGAAGAGTCAAGTAATACTGAAAAATTGCTTGTGCAGATTATAGATAGACTAGACAAAGCACCTACTATTAAAAAATAAGTAGATTTATATGCTTAACCCCATACAATTATCGTATGAAGGGGTTACAACTTAGCACAGAAGAAAAACAGCTTATATTAGAAGCGCTACTATTTACCTGTCACGTAGATGTGTGTAGTGATCATACTGAAAGCCATCGGCGACGTATGTTTGAATTAGCATCAAAACTTAACGATGTTAATCAAAAGCTTCACAACGTTTATATATACGGAGAAAATAGCAGTGAAGACGATATACCTCTTGAAGAGGTTGTAAAAACTTTTCCTAATCTACCTGTGCACACAGCTATTACAGATTAACAATGCCGCCACTTATAGTAAGCTGCTCCCAGTCTAATACAGAGGCTGAACTTAGACAAAAATACGGAAAATACCATATTTTAAATTCAGCTAATCTTAACAACGCTGGTATCACTATAAAATATGGTAATACTAGTTCTCTACCCAAAGTCTATAATAACTATATAACTAAATTCGATCCCGAGACTGTTTTAGTATTTGCCCATGACGATGTGTGCATAACTGACAATAACTGGATAGAAAAACTTAATCGGGACCTTTGCAAATATGACGTGGTAGGCCTTGCAGGCGGGTCTAGCGCAAGAATTACTGAGCCCTGTTTATGGCATATTATGTGCCCTAGAGAAACCCTTAGAGGAAGAGTCTCGCATGTTTATGAAGGTACTAACGATACCTTTGTCACCCATTTCGGCAATCAAGGCCGAGTGTTAATACTTGACGGGCTGTTTTTAGCGTTTAAAGCCAAGACTCTTTTAGATGCTGAAGCTTGGTTTGATGAAACTAACCCCTGTATAGCTCATTTTTACGATATAGACTTTAGTCTTACCTGTAATAAAAAGAAACTTAAATTAGGCACTACAGATATTGACGCGGTACACAATTCTCATGGTTTGAAAAGATATACTGATGAGTGGTTATCTGGTCAAGCTTGGTTTATGCAAAAATTTGCCGATGGAAAATATTAAATTTAACCTTACAATAATAAAACTATGATCATCACCGACCAAAAAGTATACGACGGCTCTTTTATTCACAAGCGCTTTGCTTACAAATATTTTAGAGATAAAACTCTCGCAGTAGGTAATATTGTTTCATTCGTAGCCCCGGTAGAGGTTACGCTAAACCTTATTGATCTTGAAGATTCCCTTGAGAAAGACTACATTTATAGTGATTCTATGGTGAATTTTTGCTGGGAAATACCTAATTTAGATCCATTTGGGGCTGTATGTTTTCAACGCCTATTTAACACGAGTATTGCTAACGTGTTGCATAGCCATATTAAAAAGCCTATCGAAATGAAAGGTGACGACATTATCGTACACGCCGAGCATGATCAAGGAGGTATTGTCCAGCAAAAAGGTAAGGCTTCAGTCAGTATTACATACTCTAAAGAGAATGTCGCTATTGGTCACACTGGTATTAATGTTACTGCCGGTAAGAAGGCCCCGGCTTTTGCGTATAGTACTAATCTTACACCAGAACAAGTAGATTTATTTCAAAGACAAGTGCATCAAATGTTTTACCAAATGGTAGACAATATTTTTGTAGCAACTAGCAAGGTTATTGTTTGATGTTCGAAAATATCAATAGTATTTTATACAAAACAAACACTAGCACGGCTTTAGAGGGCATAGAATCGGGTAACGATTTTGTGCCCTTTTTAGTTCAACGCTGGTGTTCAATGCATTCTGAACCTGTTGCGTTTATTTTAAACGAAACCACCAATAGATATTGGAAATGTCTAGAAAATAACAAAGAATGGTATATCGCTTTAAATACCTCGTTACCAAAGTGCAAATTTAAACGTATACAATATATAAAAAAATCTAAAAAAGAAACTACAAAAAAAGCAAACGAAAACATTCAAAAAATTGCAAACAACCTTGAAATTTCCACTAGAGAAATAAATCAATACATAGAGCAATTTAATTTAATTTTACCCAATGAAGAAAAATCTACAACTTAAACTAGAAAGAGACTTAAAAAATCTTAGCCCTGAAGATAGAAAGAAAGCCCTGCAAGCTAACGAAGATATTGAGACGGATAATGTAAAAGGACTGGTACGTCTTGAAAATTACGCTAGTTCTGATCTCAGTCTTGTAGACTGGGAGTTAGAGTCTGTGCTTGATGATATTATGATGTGCCAATTTGCAGATTGTAATGAAGATAATACTGCAATTATGAGAGAAGGTATTTACGTACCAGCAAATATAGTACAATCTGCATGGAGAGTTGCTCGTGTTATTCTCGCGGGCCCGCGCTGCAAAACTAAAGTTGGAGATTATGTTATTTTTCCAAGTAATTTTGGTCTTAAGGCAGCAAAAATGAACGGACTCAAAAATATAGTGTTTCTTAACGAAGATCGTATTTTTGGCCGAGCAGTACCAGCTAAAAAATGAGGCTTTCTCAGAGCTCTTTGATTCAATTACTTAACAGTAACGCTGTTGAGCTAGTATTTGATCGAAGACGACCTCTGCCTGGAGATTACCGTAGGAGAATGCTTGCTACAAATGATACAAATCTGTTAAATAGTACCCCGGGCAGAGTTGCTTTAAATTTTCACGGTGCACCGGGTCGTTTGAAGTTCAGTCCTGAGCAAAAAGGCTTAGTTATGACATGGGACATTTTTATTCAAGACTTCAGACTTGTTCCAGTCGAGAGTGTGGATGTAGTTAGTG